TTCACAGTCTGTTTTCATTTTATATCCTCCTTTCTATATTTCTCGCATTTTCTAAAGGCTCTATTGTACGCCTTATTTAGCACTACTAATTCTTTGTTCAATGCATAGATTTTTACATTCAAATCATGCATTTCCTTTTGTAGTTGCCCTATCATCTTTTTTCTACCGGACATTTCATAGTCGGGGCACTTATTGGTGCAGGACTTCACCGGCTTACGACACTCATCATATTTTTCACAGTCTGTTTTCATGGATAGTTTCATCCTTTTTTGTCTTGCTCCTTGTAAAGACAATAGTTGTATCTTTGTCAACCGTTATCTTTCCTACATCGCATTGTTCAGGTGTATCAAATGCCGGACGAAGCTTATCGAACAATTCTGGATTGACCTCGTGTATATTAAATTCCCTCGCTCCATTCGAGAATAACCATACTACTGAAGTTTTCATTTTATATCCTCCTCCTCTGTAAATTTTGTTTTCAACCACTTAACACACGGCCCAGCGTAGTCCGGGCACTGCCTATTTTCGTTGTGATATTTCAACCCGTGCCCGCAAATCGAGCAGGCAGGTTCTTTTTTAACTCGTTTTCTGAATTCAAAAAGATATTGATTTATTATGTAATCATTTGCTTGCTCATTCATTTTATTCCTCTTTTCTCACCTCTCCTGCCAGCTTTACAGCTTCTCTGTATTCCTCCCGTGCCTGCTTTACAGCGTTGTCGTATTCTACTTGTGCCGGCTTTACAGTTTTATTGTATTCCTCCAGAGCCGGCTTTATAGCTTTGTTGTATTCTTCCCCTGCCAGCTCTACAACTTTATCGTATTCCATTTGTGCCAGCTTTACAGCTTCTCTGTATTCCATTTGTTCCTGCTCTCTAGCTTTGTCTCTCTGCTCCATATCTTTTCTGTATTCTTCTACAGCTTTGTCGTATTCCTCCCGTGCAATCTTTACAGCTTTGTCTTTTTCTTCTCGTGCCTGCTCTATAGCTTTGTCTCTCTGCTTTTCCATTTTATTCTCCTTTCACCACGTAAATTTTGTTTTCATTTGTGCTTGCTCATTCATCTTTTTTCCTGCTCTATCTGTTCCATATCTTTTCTGTATTCTTCCTTGGCAAGCTCTTTAGCTTTGTTTTGTTCCATTTTTGCTGGCTCTATATCTTTGTCGTATTTCTCCCGTGCCAGCTTCATAGCTTTTTTGTATTTGGTCCAAACCAGCTCCATAGCTTTTTCTTTCTGATTTGTCATAGATTATTCTCCTCTTGTTATCTGCCATAAGTCATTGCTTTTTCAGCAATCGTATGAAAATCGATTTCTGCTGTCTTTGCCGCCAATTCTGCCACCCATGCTACGTCCCTTGCTATGTTCCTTGCTACATTACTTTCCGTTGCCTTTGCCGTCCTTGCCACCACCCTTGCTGCCAATTCTGCTGCAAATGCCGAGTTTGCTGCTGCCCTTGCTGCCCATTTTACCTTTGCTTCTACCGCCCTTCCTTCCAATTCTGCCCTTGTCTTTGCCGTTTCTGCCGCTTTTACTGAGCGGTCAGACCCATCTATCCAGCGTTCTCCCCAGTCCTGAAAATCCTTATCATTATAAACCTCCATCGCGCAGAGGATACCAAAAATAATTTTCTGTGTGGGATTTATTTCCGGCAGTGGAATACGTTCAATTGTCGTCAGTGAGGTTGTTCCGAATTTTGAATCGTGACCTTTTTTAATTTCCCCATCTACCTTTATCGACCACAAATGAGGATTTATAAAATCTGCGTGTATCGGGTTTAGCAACACGGCAAGTAAAGGGGAATCGTAGTAGTGTATCCAGCCCGATCCACACAGCTCCCCCTTCTCGCTGGCGGTATGGGTAACTCCCTCGCCCCATTGTGTATTATTGTAGGTTTTGTTGTTTTCGTTTGTCAACTTGCATAATGTCATTTTTCACCCTCCCTTCTGTGCTAGTTCCATAGCTTTATTGTATTCTTCCCTAGCAAGCTCTTTAGTTTTGTCATAGTTTAACCGTGCCAGCTCTTTAGCTCTGCTATATTCAGCCCAAGCCAGCTCCATAACTTTGTTGTATTCCTCCCGGGCCGTCTCCATAACTTTGTGGTATCCCCTCCACGCTAGCTCTTCAGCTTTGTTTCTCTGATTTGTCATTTTATTCTCCTTTGACTACTAGCTCCACAGCTTTGTCGTATTCTATCTTAGCAAGCTCTTCAGCCTTTGCTTCTACCTCTTGTGCCAGCTCCAGAGCTTTGTCATATTTCTCCAGAGCCAACTCAATAGCTTTTGCTTTTTCCTCCCGTGCCAACTCTTCCGCTATTTCGTATTTCTCCAGGGCCAGCTCCATAGCTTTGTCATATTTCTCTTTATTTCCCATTATTTATTTCCTCCTTTGCACTGCTCTATCTGCTCCATAGCTTTTCTGTATTCTTCCTGGGCAAACTTTACAGCCATTATGCCAGAAAATCCCTTTGCACGCGCCGCTTCGGTTAGCAATTCTTCTTTACTTAATTTTTTTAGTTCATCCGTGATAGTAATTAGTAAACTTTTTAATTTGTCTTTTTTCATATTGTAAAATCCTTGTGTTCTTTGATGGCCCTACCTTTGCACCACGTAAATTTTACCTTGTGCATCTGTGCATTTCCAGCCGCCAGGAATAGGTTCCAGTTCACAATACCCTGCACCTCTTGCGTTTAACTCTTCCATGATATATTTCTGTTCTGCTTTGGTAAGAGTCCAAGACAAATTAGCCTTTTTGTTCCTCTGGCCTATACCCCACGAAATGAGCAGACCAAAAACACAAATAATTACAACGATTAATAAAACCCAATCAATTATTTTATCTTTCATTTTCCCTCCATCAATTGATGACTTTTCCATTATTTGTTTTTCACTCTCATGTAACTCCACTATATGCTAAATAAGCTTGTAATTTTTTCCGGACATTTATTAAAAAATCAATAGCTTCATCTGGTGTTTTGCTGTTTTTCGCTACTGAGGAACATCTATCTGCCTCTGTTACTCCTTCGTGATATGCAATATAATGTATATTCATAATCCCATTACATCCTGAGTAATAAGTTTGTAATACTACATATTCATTAGGAAACTCTCGTGCAAGCCTTTTGAAGGCCATTATCTCTTCTTGTTTTGAACTCATTTTTTCTCCTCCTTTTTCTTTTTATCATATCTACCATAGTAGAAATTTACCCCTTCAAAATCCCCTTATTTCTGTTGTAAGCCTGTCTGAAACCCAGGCTTTGCAATATTTGTGTGGATTCCAGTTATGAAAACAATAACATTTGTGCTCAAACCAGTTTTCACAATTACCGCAGCACTTGATGTTCTCAAATCTGCTGCGGATTTCGTACGCAGCATTATTATATTTTTCGCGATCACGGTTCCACCCCGCCGCCCAAATTTCTGCCATTAGATCGTCAATTGATAGTTTTTTCATTTCTCTTTCCTTTATCACTCTCTGTCCTTTAGCCCGTCTGTATACCAAAAATCACAGTAATGTCCTGGGCTATATCCATGCTTCGACCGGCAATCTCCGCGTGGTGTATAGTGTTTACAGTTGCCGCAGCACTTGAGATCGTTCACCTGCTCAATGTCTTCTTCTCCTAGAAGACATCTTAAAAAAGCTTCTTCTCCACGACACTTTCCGTTATCCTCCCTATGTTTACAAACATGATAATATTTGTCATCCTTCGCAGGGGCAAAATGCAGGCATTCCTCCTCCTGAGTGATTGTCTGCGCCAAGCATACTCCTCGGCGTGAGTAACATATTTTCTTCATTATAACTCCTAATAAATTGTTAGAGCCGACGAGCGGCTCAACTTACCGTTGGCCTCGGATACGATAAAAAAGTGGCAACCAAAACGGCCCCGATATACAGCCCAATATAAATGCAATAAGATGTGCTAATAACTTGTGAGATAGTAAAAAATGAAAAATATCTTCATCGACGACCCCATTTTTATTATCAGCATCGCCCTTACTTTTTTGCTTGGTGGTCTTGTTACTGCCATTGTCAACCACTTCCTCGCTAAAGACAAAGAGAGGCAAATTCATAAGGCTATTTCCTTCCATGAAGAGGCCACTAAGTTTCGCCATTCTTTTGATGATATTTTGATCAATCTTGACGATGGAGGACATCCCGTTCACGAACTGTTGAGAAATTTCTACCTGTCTCACAAGATTGCTATGTGGCATTTCAAATACTACTTCACTGGCAAGGACAGAAATCGGTTTGAAAAAGCATGGGATGATTATCAAGCTTTCTATAATGAAAACTATGAAAAAAGTTCTACATTGGCTCCTTTTACTTCCGCAAAAACGGAAATTGAAATTCAAAAACTTAATGAATTGAGAAAACATATTGAGAATCTCCTTAAATTCACAACCTAATAAAATTGGCCAACAAATCGTTAGAGCCGACGAGCGGCTCAACTTACCGTTGTGATAAAATAATAACAATGCAACACATTATAGAGGTGAATAACATAACTTGAGTGTCCAAATCATCATTTCCATTATCACTATTATTGTCACAGTTTCCATCGTTCTTATAAGCCGACAAAAACGTATCAATTCCTTTAACTACGCTATCCAAAAAAGCATCGACTCTATCATGAAAGGAAGAATTTGTAAGGTGGCCCTTCTTGAAGACTTCCCTGAACACAAAAGGTTGTTCATTGATCTCCATCCGTATTTGATATTCTTCGGTAGATGCAAAACTGAAAGAGCATGGGATAATTATAAAAACTGGTATAAGGAAATAAATCAAGCACAAAAAGAATGCGTGTTGAATGTTTTGGGTGCCGATTCTCAATCTGAAATTAATATTACTGTTCAATGTCTTACAAGCCTCATTAAAAAAAGATAATCACAACAATCTCAATCCAGCGGAATCGCTCCGCTCACCGCTGATTTCTACGTTGTGCGTAAAAATGAAAACTTATTAACTAAAATTAAGTTATGGTATTCGGGGTATGCTGATTTCCAAAACCATATTAATGATTCCAGGAATCCAAGAATAGTCATAACGCCACATCTTCCTTCATTTCTCCGAAAAATTATCGTCACTATCGTTGACTTTTGGATTAATCATTGGAAATTCATCATTACTACAATCATTGCTTTTGGTGCTTTGATTGTTATGATCCTCAATTATATTTCCAAAACAAAGCCATAATACTATAAATACACCACCTATAAAAATCTCGTCCATAAAAAAACCCCACAACAATTCAATCAACCCGACCGGAATTATGTCCGGTGCATTTCGGCCAAAACCGTGGCCGGCGGGTTATTTTACCGTTAGGAGAAGATAAATAATGAATGAACTCTGGACTTGGGCGCTCATCGCCTCTCTTATATTGCTCGCGGTAAGCGCCTCGATAAAAACGGCTCAAACTCTCGTTACGGTAAAGGGACTGGAAAACCAAATCTCGGCACTCAGGGAGCAAATCGAACTTATCAATAAGCAACAGAACGAAGAAAGTAATAAGCAAAGAGAAATCCACACGAGAGAAAAAAATGAATTTACGAAACTCATAAATAATCTTACTTCTCAAATTACATATCTTAAATCTCATAGTGTTCCTTTAACTCCTGATATAGATTCACGCCAAACTTACGAATACCAAGAGGCTTTTAATGAAGCAATTAAAGATAATCAAAATAAAACCTCCTAACCAATCAATTAACCCGACCGGAACCCCGTTTATGCAAACAGCCATGGCCCGTGGCCGGCGGGTTATTTCTACGTTATTTACCAATCTGATTCGGTATTACCGGCATCATCGTTACCTTTTTCAGATTCTTCTAATTCTCCTAATTTTATCTCTTTCTTGATTATTTTTGCATTGCCGCGGGGATATTTTATTACTTCCGGAGGTTTGCCATCAACTGAAATTATATTGCCTTCTTCGATGACTATACCTACTTTAGAATCCGAGCCAACCGATTCGTACCAAAGCTGATATCCTTTATCCTTCACAGCTTTTTTAATAATAGCCCGATTCATGTCGTCCAATAAACTACCGTCCTTAATTCTAAGCACTTTCAGGGTTGGATTTAGCGCCATGGAAATAGATAACGAAATCATCAATTTCTCGCCATCGGAAACCTGATCCAAAGGAATATTATTATATAACAATTCACCATCATTAAAATTGAGTCCGGGAATAGGAATGAACACCTTTTCCAGTAACTCTCTTCTCTTTGATATGGTTTTATCAATCCGTTTAGTTAACCCATCATAATTATCCATAGAAGCTTCCATTTCTTTTTTAATCCTGTCTTTTTCTTTATTATCGCGGATGTGTGAATTTGTGGTTTCCAGGATAGCCATAGAATCTTCAATGGGACTGGTATCTATTTTAACCATAGTGGCTATTTTTTCTTTATTGGATTTGTAAATGAGTTTTGCATTTTCAACTCTTAAACGGAGGTCGGCCAGTTCCTTTTCCAACTTCTCAATTTTCTCAACGTCTTCCATAGCGCCAATTTTGATTTTCTCATTATCCTGAATGAATGTATCGATACTGGAGTTGGTTTTAAGGGCATCCTGTAGTTGTTTAGAAATAGACAGAGCGCTTATTTCTTCTTTACCATTAACATCTTTCCATTCCGGCATTTCCTTGTAACGCGCTACAAGAGAATCCTTGCTTCGGCCAACTAACAACCGCTCTTCCCGGAGATCCTTTTCTTCCTGGTCTAAAGAGGTTGTGTCCACTCCAATAAGATTAAGAAAAATTTCCCTCTGTTTTTTCTTGTCATTATTCATAAAATCCAGCGGATCGAAACTGATATTTCCCACTATTTTATCAAGTAGTTTCTGGGGAGATGATTGCAACGCTCCGTCCTTACTTCGGATTTGGAGGGTAGTACTTTTTTCAGTGAATGACCGGAGAACAATATAATCTCCCAAATCCAACATAATCTTGCCTTTATCTTCCCCATGCCGGATTGGTTTCTCTGGAATTTCCCGACCGCCTTTAAGCGCCATAGTGATACAATCAAGCACTGAACTCTTCCCGGCGCCATTTTCTCCGGTTATCATAATAACATCGGAATTTGGAGTGATATCAATAGCAGTTAGTTTTTTAATGTTTTCAGCGCGTAAATTTAAAATTCTCATATTTTTTTCCTTTCTTGATTAAATCCAGAGGGCAGCTATCAACGTGAATATATTCCCCAATATATAATAGTCAATTATTCCCACCCTCTGGATATTTAAATTTAAATTATTACGGTTATTTTTTTATTCTTTTTCCTTAACCAATTCGGCTATTACAGCTTCATTCTCCTTGATTTGGTCGTTGACTTCTTTATTATATTTTTTCTTTTCTAATTTAAGGTTAATAACAAGGCGATTGAGTTCCGATAATTCTTGTTCTTTTTTAATTTCAAACATTTGTTTTCTCCTTTACTATTTTTTTCACTATCATTTTATTTTTCCTTTTCCTTTTCCTCTTCCTCTTCCTCTTCAAGCTTTGTGCACATCCGAGGCGTTTGGCGGGCGCGGGGGGCGGGGGCGCCAGCCACCCAACGGCCCCCACCGCATATCCCGCCGGGTTACGCCGTTCGGTTGTGTGCAAAGCGTTCAAGATTCCAAAAATCCAACATCTTGCAACATCTTACAACATCTTACAACATCTTACCAATCACCACCGGTTTCGGTAGCTTTTGTTTCTTTATTTGATGTTTCCTTTTTCCCATCTTTCTTTTCATCTTTCTTTTCCGCAATCAGTTCCTTATATTTGGCATAACTGGCAACGGAAATGACTTTAGCGAACCCGGCTTTATCCAAGCGTGACTCAATCATAAATGTTTTCCCTGGTAGACGTGTTTTTACGCCATCCATTATTTTCTTGTCAAATACAGTCACATCATCACCTGGAAATTTTTCGCAAATTGTTTTCCATAGACCGGCAGCGTCAAGAATCGTGGCCATCAAATCACCGCCATTAGCTTCAAATACCGAGCATCCGACAGTTCCACCATTTGCCGGATCATCATCATTTTTAACCTTCATAGGAATTTTCCATCCCTTATAACCTTCCTTGTCCTGATAAATATTTCCGCCTTTATCTGCAATGTAATTAATTCCATCCTGAACTTCAATTTCGTGCCAGCCATCGGGCACCTGAATTCCTGTAAATGTTTTTCCATCATGAGCCTGTTCTTTCATTTTTTTCTCCTTAAATTAAATCCGGTTAAAATAACGTTTAACTTTTTCCTACCCGTTTTAACGCATGCATATTCGATTTCGTTTCCTTAAATGATTTGCAAAAATCCTGTATTCCAATCTGTTCATTTGCATAAAACGCGTTCACGGCAGCTTCAATTTCATTTTCGTCACCCTGGATATCAAAAGATACTCTGGTATCAGCTGTGTTGTTCCTATCTACCCAGGGAACTACTATAAATCCTTTCAATTTCAGAAAGGCAACCAGCATCATATCTTCATAACTGGTTGTATTTGGGTTTTTGTTACCCATCGAGTCACCCATCGAGTCACCCATCGATCTACCTCCTTGTTCAGTATTTAACACGGTTAAATTATGCCACATCATCACCTCCTTATTCACAGTAGTTAACTCCCTCTCTTTTCTCCTTCACGACGCTTAATTCCAACTGCCATAACTGTCATATTAATTTGACCAGTTCAATCTCATTCAACACATAAAAATCGTATTGTTTTGTGGATATATCATAGGAATCATTATTGCCTATAATAATATGTAAACCTTCTTCTGTTTCAGTAACATCATCTTCGTTGATGATGGGACTATAACAATCTACCGGTTTATTATTATGATATAAAACACATTCGTAAACCATTTCTTACCTCGTTATTTTTCTCCAGATCTGCCGTGTGCGTAATCGAGAATCTTCTTAATATTAAATAGTTTTCTCCTCACCCCACCTTCCGGTCTTATTCCTGTAAACTTGCTTAAAAAACTACCATCATCCTCAAATGACACCAACGGAGGATACTCAACCTGGCCATCAATGATATTCCGTTCCACTAACCCAATCATATCAAAAAATCCTTTCATATCCCTGGGAAATTCCTTTCCTGCCAGAGCGGGAGCGCAGGATAGATCACGGTTCCATTTTGGTGAATCCTGCGACCGGGCAGTGCAGATCACATCAATTCCAGCGATAGTGAGCTGTTCAAATCCTTTCATTAACCGAATCATTTGTTTACTGAGCACTCCATACATTTCAGGAGTGCCTTTAACCCTTGTCGTCATATCCTTTTCACTTTTATCATTCTTTTTATCTCTGGACTCATAATTCTCAGACAGAATCTCATCGGCCAGGTGAACATTCATTACATGGGTCAGGCCATCGAAAAGAACAGTTTTAATCTTTTCAAAGTTCTTTACATCATAGATGGTTTCCAGCAAATCATCCCAACCTTCATAATAACCAATCTTTAACTTTATATCCGGTCGGTTAATCGCTTTCACCGTTAGGTCAATCTGTCCTCTTTCCGCCACTATCCAGTAAATTGGGTCTTGAGCCGTCTGGATTGTTGTTGCTGATTTACCAACTCCTGAATCCCCATAAATCAGGATAAAGTTGCCACGATCGTCTTTATGGGATATGTCTGGTTTATAGATTCCTACTCTCAATTTTCAATTCCTCCTTTATATATTTTTATTTATTTCTTTCACCATTTTCCAATTACTTTTTCTCTTATTGTATAATTATCTTCATTCCAGTTTCCATTCCTGCAAATTGGCAGCATATCGCAGGCAATTCCCGGAAGAACTGAGCTGCATACCCGGTCATTACGATACCAGCCATCCAACCACCTTGCGTTATATATTTCCCTGAAAACATGAATAAACCGGCTTTTTAATTCCTCAGGATTAAACTCATTCCGGTAATATTTCCTCCCGTATTTATGAGTCTTGATATCATATCCCAGAAAATAATGTGTTGGTCGGGAGATTACGTCCTGATAAACCCGTTCTTCATAATCTTCCGGGCTCTCATCCTTATGTTTTCCAACGGATTTGAGGTCGGGAGTGCGGACTATTTCCATAATACAATATTCCAGAGAAGGGTCGGCAAGAAAATATACCCCAACCTGAGACTGGATAAAATAGGTATTTTCATAGTTGGTTGGTCGGCTGGATAGTTTATTTTCCACAAAATATGTTGGATATTTCCTGTCATAATAACCGTTTACCAGCATTTCTACCGGAGAATTATCTGCCCAGGTCGAATTAAATGGTATTGCAAGGTCGATTTTGGCCTGTAAGTTTCCGTTGGGTTCTGTGATAATTTCCAGTTGTTTATATGCGCGGTAGATACCTTTGACACTGGCCACATCTTTGGCCTCCATTTCGTATTCAGCAATTACTTCAGATATATTGTGTAGTTTTTGACTGGATAACAGGTTTTGAAGCACTCTGTCCCATAATACACCTTTCTTCAACGCTGAAGATAGTTGAGGTTTGTTAATCTGGATTCCCCTAATTGCTTTTAGGTAATACAAATAATGGCAGGTAAGAAAATCGGATACTGAAGAATAGGACAAAGGTATAATCCGTTTGCAGTCGGCAAGGCACCTGTATAGTTCCTTCTTTTTACAGTATCCGCATACCTTTTCATTTTCCGCCTGGTCGTAATATTGGCAGGCGCCTCGGTGAAAATCGGGAATAAATTGATTGCATAATGGCTCGTAAAAATCTTCAATAGTGGGGGGCATAATTATTCTCCTTTCTGTTTCGTGTTCCGGGTTCCGGGTTCGTTGTTCGTTGTTATTGTTTTCGTTTATATTTTTTGTAATACTTTTCTATAATATCCCAACTGGCCATCCTTCCGGAAGATGTTTTATTTGCAATTCTCCAAAGAGTAGAGCATGGTATTTTCATCCTTCGGGATAATTCCAGCATGGATATTTTTTTCAGGTCTTTTGTAATTTTATTTAAAAGTCTGGTTTGCATGGCTTCTTATTTTTCACAAGTGAAAAATAAAGTCAAGAGAAATTTTAAATATTTTTTACTTATTTTGATTAGTGTTTATATACAATAGGTTAAGATTGGGGATAAAAATATTTTTCATAAGTGAAAAATTTTCCTTGACAGAAAATAATCACCTGGTGTAGAAACATAGCCATGAAAGAGAAACCAATTACCAAATACCGATCTAAAATAAAATTTTCAGCGCACATTGACTATGAAGGCAATGAGTTTGACTATATCACAATGGCTTATGATGAAGCCGGAGCGCTGAATAATTTCCTCTATCAGTTGTCTCGAGAAGTCAATGAACCACCACCGTTGCTGAGATGGAAATTTAATAATGATAAATTTGATGATGTGGACATCAAAAAGGTAAAGAGTGGGAAATGATAAAAAATGAACAAAAAGAAAAAGATTACATTCGTTGGCATCAGAATTTAAACGAACTGATTTATGACTACGAACGACAGACCAGAAAACTTCCATCAAAGACAATCGTAAGAGAGTTGTTGAAATGGGTAAAGGAGAAAGCTGATGGCTGAAGAAAAAAAATGGTTTGAAATCTCTGCTGATGAACTCCAACACCGCACAGAGCAGAAACAGAAATTACAGGATGAGCCGGTGTCTCAAGCGGTAGCTATCCTGGAAACCGCGGTGGATAAGGTTTTAAACACTTTAGGGGTTGACACCTCTGATAAAGAGTCTATTGCCCAACAAATGATCGATTTGAATATTATTATGACAGAAAATACCGATGAACGCACGCCGCAATTAAATGGATTTTACATATTTACCCGGAAACTATTGCGTAACGGGAAATATGATATTGTTCCTTATGCCTGGGTGGGCGCAGCAAGACTGAATAGTTTAAAAGAATGTTTTGTTGATATTCAATGGTATCAAAAGGAACAGCTTACTGAAGTTGGAGGAGTAAGGCTGATTC